ATGTGCTTGGCAATTGATCTGCCAGCAAGTGTGGTTGACTGACCAATACGCTTGTCAAAGAATCTACAGCCTGGATTCAAAATAGCACCGTACAAACTGTTAAGGTTAATCTTCTTGACCAACTGACGCTTGTCCCAAAATGCAATCTCTTTGGGGTCCTTGGTCTCTTTCTTCTTGGCCTGTAGCTCTTGTCGCTCACGATACCAACGTTCCAGCAAGCCAGGGATGATACCTTTCTTCTCGTAAGTGAGAATAGTACCATTGGCAGTAAGGATCCATGGCTGGTTGCTATCAAAAATCATGTGCCAGATTTCCATGGCTGAGTGGACCGACTCTTCGCCACCTTCCCAGTCAATGGTTATTTCCGTACCACGCTGTCGTTCCATTACGGCTGTGTATTCTAAGCTGGCAAACAAGCCTTCCCATGCAGCCGCAAAACTTTGCCCCTTGGCCATGTTGGCTTTGATCAAATGATCAGTCATGGTCTGTCGCAATTGACCTACCACAGTTTCTGGACCCATGTTCATGGCACGAATGGCTGATGGGTATAGTGAATTAATGTCCACTGATCCAATCCACATGTGCAAGCCCTTTTTAGGATATGCTACGTAAGCACCTGCAGCCTGTGTGTCATCATCTGTGAGGCGTTGCTTGCGATTGGGCACAACCATGCCACGTTCGTGTGCTTCATTGATAATGGCCTGTTCAGTCACTGCCACAGCACCCATTGTGGTTTGTAGCAACACAGTATTGGCATGTGCCAGTTCATTGGCTAGATCCAAGAAACGTAATTTCTTGTCCAGCTTGGCAATGATCATGGTGTCTTGGCGGTTGTACTCAATGAACTTCTTGAAGTGCTGGTTGTACAACTGATCCAGTGTGCCTTCGAACTGTGTTTTGCGTTCGCCTAGTTCATATTCGCCAATGGCATCCAAGCTGTAGCTATGACGTTCTTCGTATGTGTACTTGCGATACAACTGCATATAGTCCATATGCACCCGACCAATCAAGTCGTAGGTCTGATTCTCTGCACCAAAGCGTTCAAACATACGTTGCTTGGGAAACTGTCCCCACAAACAAAAACGTCTAGTATCATCCTTGCTGAGTATTCTTGTGGTACGATTTACTGTGTAAGGAATGTCATAGCCTTCTGAGTTCCAGCCTGTAAGTACATCTGCACCTTCAATCACGTCCAGGAACATCTTGATCATGTCTTCTTCACGCTCAAACAAGATGGTGTTTTCAAACTCACTCACCAGCTCTTGTGCTGTGTCCCAACTTAGATGTTTGGGCGGCACTGCCAGTGTGATCATCTGATCCAGCCAGTCTAAGTATATGGATATAGCAGTGATGGGATTGAATGGATCTGCTACAGGTGAGAATCCGCGCTCTGCATCAAACGCAACTTCAATGTCAAAAAATGCTGTGTGTAGTTCAGGAGCATCTTGATCTTTGTAGTTTTCTTCCAGGCATCTGAAGATAGGATTGATGTCTGATTCATACAATTGCTTGCCAGACTGGCTGCGAACTTCCTTGCGAAATTCTTTGTTGTTGCGTGATGAAAATCTATTGACTGGCGTGCCGTAGATGCTTTGAAATTTGCCTCTAGGGTCGTCGTAATAGAATCGATACTCCGCTGAGAATTCCTTGTAGACTCGTTCGCCATTGCGGCGTTCTACAACATGAATGCGATCGTGTTCACGATCAAAAAGTGCGTCGATATAACTCATTGTTCTCCGTTTGTGGCCGGGTGGGCCTTGCTACATGCTCGTAATGTGAGCGACTCATAGGTATTTATAGAGTTTTACCAACAGTTTCTAAAATAGTTTCTAGAGTTTCGTGGTCCTGTTTCTCTTTGCCAAACTCGGCCTTGTGTGCCAGTTTGATAGCTTTCTTGAGAATGGCAGGTTTGATTTCTAACTCTTCGGCCACAGCCTTGATGGTGTCAGTGAGTCCACCATTGAGTGTTTCGATCTCGTGAAGTACTTGCATGCCTTCGTTGATGATTTGGGTAAGTTTGAGTTTTTGTTCGCCGTTAAATGTTTTGCTGCTCATAGAGCCTCCTAAAACACTAGTATACACTAGGTATTACACAAATGCAACAGTTTTGATTATAAAAGTTGATTAATATATTTGTTTGAGCCGCGAATAATCATGGTACTTAATTGCTTTACAAAGTCAGGATAGAATATTTGTTTAACTTGTTATAGAGTCATTGAAACTTCTGGACAGCCAAAGTTGTGAGGATATCCATTGGCAGTTCTCACGCACAATGGTAACCATTGTGCGCGGCATAGAGTCGTTATCTCAATGTTAACGTAATTACATCGCTTAGATTTATTATAATAAGTAATTGTATGAATACATTATTTCCTGTCACACTTAACAAAACTCACAAAAGCAGGCTATTAACAATGAATATTGATCTTCCGTTTACTTACGACGAGGTGTTAGCTGAGTTAGAAAATGAGGACTGGGTAAATCCAAACACGATTAACAACCTAGGTTATGACAACTGGGATAATAGTCGATATAAAGCAATGTGGCCCAAGGATGAACACAAGTGTATGAAGCAATTGCAAGAGTTGGTTAGTTCAAATCAACTGAAACGTGCGTTTGTTGACCACTTGTATGAAAATGATCCAACATTTGTATTTGATTGGTATTGGACTCCTGAAGAAATGTGCAAACATACTATTATGCATGGAGAATTTAGCAAAGACATGCCAGGATTTCATAATACCATTCATACTGACTATAGAAAGTTAGTTGCTACAGGACTGGTGTATTTGGCCAAAGAAAATAACCCAGATGTTTGCTCGGTATTCTACGACAGCAAAGATAGAAAAAATCCCATCCCTATAACAACCAACTTTGGCAGCGGATGGTTCCATGGCAACGGCAATGAGACATATCATGAAGGATGGAATCGCACAGACAAGCCACGTTATTCCATACTGATCGGACTTACACTAAACGTTACTCCTGTACCCAATGGGGGCTGACCAGATTATAAAATTCTGGAAACGTTTCTGAGAAACTTTGTCCTCTTGTTATGTCCAGTTCATTGGTGATTCTCACCAATTCGGACCATAATGATTTTTTGTAATCCCAAGTATTAGTGGGCTCCAGAGTTTGGTCCATGTATGTTAGTATTGATGCAACTTCTTGCAGAAATTTTTGAGACGTTGAACGCAATAATTTTTCCTTAATTGCTTGTTTAACCTGTGGTGGTATTATTTTAAGGTTGATGTGCTGCGGCAAGTGTGCCATGTTGAAATGTATTTGCCAACCACGTTGCTCAAAGTATTCAAACACTTTGTCAATATAGTAGATATTAAAAAAACTAACAGTAATGCAGATAGAAACAGAATGAACAGAGTCGTATTGTTTTCTATATTGGTCATAGCGAGAAATATTTTCCAAAACCACATTCCAGGTTTCACCGTTTCGGATGTAATCAAAGTGACTGTATAATCCGTCTATGCTGAGATCAAAATACACTTTTTTAAACTCACTCAATATGTCAATGTATCTCTGATTCCAAATAGTACAATTTGAATTAAAGTGCAACGTTTGCTTTGTGTTATATCCTTGTGCAATACTGTATTCTAGTATGTCAAACAGTTTATGAATCAACATGGGCTCTGCGCCATATATGTCAATGTACTGTGCATGTGGAAGCCACTCGTTTAGTTTATCCCAGAACGTGTTGTTGTTGTCGCTGTAACTCAGCCGCCAGGATCTAAATTTTTCTTTTGAATATTGGTCGAACGTTGAATAAGGATTATTTTCTTTTTTGCTATCAATGGTCAGCCACCAATCTTTGATCCACTTACTACTAACGTAAGGGTTACAAGATCTACAACTGAGATTACAAACATTTCCAAGTTTAAGGTCTAGCAACAAAGGTGAGTCTATTGTATTGTAGTAACCCATGTCAAGCGAGAGATGATGTTGTCTACGACTTGTGCCACCGGTGTTTTCTTCGTCCCAGCATGCATTGCAATTAGGATGCTGGACTCCAGACTCAAGTGCATTTTGAATTTCTTTACGTGTGGTGCTCGACCATGCATCATCCAGCGTATGTGTGTGCCAGAATATTGGTTGATCGTTGCTATCTTTTAAAAATGTTCTGCTGTGACAACATAATAACGCACCGCCGGAATTGTGAAGTGCAAGGCCTCGATCTGCCCAGTTGCAATATAATTTTGAGTCTTTATTCATACTCAGTTATATAGCTCACTTTGGATCGCAAGGTAGCGAATCCATTGACCCGGGCAGCAGCCGCCCACTCGGTCCTAAGGCTGAGTTTGGTTAGCCACCTGCGGCTTGAATTCTTCTCGCTAGGGAATTGATCTGTTGGTGTAATGCCTGTGCTTCGAGGTCACGGGGCATCATGCGGTCAGCATATTGATAACTGTCGCCGCCTAGTTGTTTATATTTGTCTTGTTTTGCAGACAGTTCTCTTTTCAATGCATCAACATCAACTGACGCTGCATCTGCTGCCGCAGATTTTGCTGCTTGTGTTTGTCGAGCCAGATACGCTG